TTTGTGAGCTAGTGAACGCGGCATATAATATATTAGCTGGAGAACATATTCCATGCAGGACGGTCCCCAAGGTAATGGAGCTATGTTTTAAATTGAGTCACGAAAGACGCTCAATTTTATTGAGCGACATTGTCAAAATGATTTTAAATGGGCAAGAACTCAATCCTAAAAAGCGCCCAGACAAAGTCTATCGTAAAAACCTCTGGCATGATCTCGCTAAGGTAGCCAAAGAGCCAAAATATACTGAAACATTTAAGTCTATATACCCAAAAAAGTATCATAAATATGTGGAGTCCATTGGCGATTCTAGGACTAAAAAGTGAGCTATGAATCAAAGTTATGCACATACATTGAACAGATAAGCGATGAATTCCATTCAACCTTCTCAATCCACGATGACAATACGCTTAAAAATATGATGGGTTTTGATGGCGACTTCGAGAACCTGACTAATATTATTAGAAAATACATTCCATACGCTGAATTAGAATTTACAAAGTCTGGAATGATGGGAAAGGAGCCATATGATTTATATTTTATTAGACTATTGCCCTAGGATTAGCTCATCATTAATGAATGATTCTATTCAGAACAACCGTGGAAGTCGAAAAGCATGTCACTAAAAAGAACAAGCACCAGGCTCTTGTTAACAGAAAAACTGGAGCCGCTTACGTGTACCTTGCAGCAGAGGCAGTTAAGGCGCAAACACATCTTACGAAAATGCTCCAGCTCCAAAAAAATAGACAAATTCAAGACGCCATAATTGAATGCGATATAACCTGCACCATTCTTTTTTATTTCGATGATTACTACACCAAAAAAGGTGAACGTAATAAACGCCTACCGGACTTAGATAATCTATTCAGCCTTCCTTGCGACTCACTCACTAAGTCGGGACTGATCACCGATGATAGTATTATTTGTTCGTTTGATGGGTCTCGGCGCTTGCCGGGTAAGACAAATTGCGTTGAGATTATTATATCGGATTTTGCCAAATGAGACTCGCTGACTTCACACTTGATGAATATAAAATCATAGTCCCAGTTATTATGACTCTAGCTGTGGGTATTTTTAAAATAATTCGATGGTGTGCCCGAGTAGACTATGACTTAGACAACTTTGGTAAAATTCTTAATACCGAAAAAGCTAAATCTAGGCTTGAAAAAGAACAGAAAAAATAATAAATAAATTTTGCAAGACGTTAAGTATTTGAAAACGGCCCGGCTAGGGAATTAGCTTTAGCCGGGTTTATTTTTTGATTACGAATAATCCTACTAATGCGCCCAAAGAAAAAGAAAATAAACCGACCGTAAGCATACCCTTTAAATCTGTCTCTTCTTCACATGGAGCGGGGTGAGACTGCAGATAAGTACAAGCCGCCATCTCACTATCCATAAACATAAATTGCTCCGCTGGAATAACGACCCCAGAATAAGGCGCCTCTTCTCCAAGACTAATCTTTCTTGCGCTCTTCATATCTGCGATTGCTGTTCTTGATAGCAGTGTCAATATCAGTATCTTTACGATAAGACTCTTGGTATTTTTCAAAGTCAGACCTCCACTCTTTAGCTTTCTGTTTAGATCTGAACTTACTCCACACCATTAAACTCACACTGACTGCGAAGAATAAAAATATAGAGAAGTCTTTAAGATGGCTCATCGGTCTTGCCTTTTGAAATGGCATTGGCTCCGAGATATACGCCAGTAATACCAGCACTCGCCGTTAAGCAGATCATTGTTAAATCATCATTGATGCCGAGAAGTTTATAGATAGGAGGAAGCAGGACTATTATGCCCAGCTGAATTGATGACATGATTAATTTACGAGACTTGAATTTCGATTTCATGATAATCCCTTATCTCTAACGTGAATGGTTTTTTATCCATAAGCGATTCGAACTGTTCTAAAGCCTGACGAGACATTAGCACTGCTTTTTTGCCATTTAAGACGCCCAACTTTATCCCTAGTGAGATACAGCCCCTAAGCTCGGTGCAGACGTTGGCTGAGTGGATACGAATTGAGTCCCGCCCTGGAACGCCAATTAGAATATAAGTTTTTTTCTCAAACTTCGGTGAGAATGATCTAATCACTTCGTACGTGCCTTGAGGGATAGAAGAACTATTATGAATATTTAGGTTGTACGGTAATTCGAGTGAGATGAACGTCTCACCGCTTGGTAAGAGTAAAATACCAAATGTGCCGTCTGCTGTGGATTTACCCCGCTGAAGTATCAGTGTCATCTTGTTCTCTTGAGATAGGATTTTCGTTATTTAATTGGTCTTTAATTCCTAATCTTGAATCTGCAATAGATAGCCGCTTCTTCTTAAGAGCCTGCCCCACGTCAGCACTTGGGTAATCCATCTTAAGATTAAAGTTGGAGGCTTTTACTGGTTGATCATCGTTCATTAATTAATCCTGAGTTTAATAGAGCATTGCCACCATTAACTGTTCGGTCATTTATAAGGCCAGGCGACAACTTAAGAATTTTACTTAATTCATCCATAGTAACCGCAGAAGATGAAGATAGTCTTGGCGATACAAATCGGCGTGCAATAGGTGTTAATATAGCTCCCGGAACGCCGCCCGCAACGCCGCCCGCAACAGCAGCGGTCGTATCCAAAAATCCCCCAGGTTGATGCTGACCAGTAACAAAAGCACGTCGTTCAGCAGCTTCTTGAATTGGCTCCAATAGTCCGTATTGTTTTTTGCCTGATTCAAACATATTAGCTAGTTCTGGATTCAGGGCTGTTGCAGCGTCCTCTACGGCCCCACGGTAAGCTTGGTATGCAGACTTCCCGGCCTGACCCTTTTCTGGATCCATCCAGTTTCCGGCCATTTTATTATAGCCACGCTTAATTTTTTCAGCCTGCTGAAATCCTAAACCAGAGTCGCCACCCCTAACGTCAGAAGCTACCAAAATATTATCTAGTTCTTTTTCTAGTTTATTTGCCACGTCGGCCTGAGATGGATCGCCACGAAGGGTGTTTATTTTATTTCTAATAGCGTTATAGACCTGATTTTCGTCTACCTTAGCCCCGCTTTGATCTAATTGTTTTAGCGCGGTATCTATTTGAGTATGAGCATCGTCGGCAGCCTTAGAAACTCTGTCCGTAATATTTTGTTGTGAGTCCCCAAATCTTACATAACCGTTATCAAGTAACTGTCGTCCGGCATCGTCAGCAAACTCAGACGCCTGCTTACCCGTCGCGCCAGTAGAATTAACTGCTGTAGTTTCGGCCATGCTACCTAACTTATTACCTAATCGTGGAAGAACATTGGCGACCCAGCTAAGTACCGCACCCCACTTAGCCCCTCTTAAAGTATCCGTACCGGCATCTGATAAATTGTCAGCCTCAGAATTACCAAGTCCGTAAGCAGCACCTTCGGTAGCGCTACGAGCAACGGTTGGTATAAATTTACCAGAGCCCGCAGGTAAAAACCCAGCGCCCCTTATGCCTCCAGTAATTTGCCCTATCGCTGACGCTATTGGGTTTGCTTTGTCCGAGTGTTGATCGGCACGAAGCGCATCACGGTTTTGTGTATAAGCTGCACCAAGCTCCTTAGGGTCTAAGGTAGGCGTCGCAAACGCTAAATGAGAATCTTTCTGAAACGGCTTCCAGCTTGCTAGGTTTTTAACTCCAGCAGCTCGTCCGATTAATCCAAACGCTCCACCAGCTTCATCATCAAACCCACCCATAAAACCTGAGGCGTGTTGTCGTGCTAAAGACTCAAGCTCGGACGGCTTAGGGACATCTAAAGTGTTGTCCCATGATGGCGCTATTTCTTTTGTGTCATCCCATGATGGGCCAGCCATTTATTTATACCTCAAAAATTGTTTTGTGTTGGCGTCAAATATAGCTGTTTTTCCATCTTTAGTTTGGCGCTCTACTTCTTGAGCTTTCGGCGAAGGATTAATTAGTCCAGATGGCGACCCTTGGCCCAATAGGCCCTTGGCGACTGGCTTGCCTTCATCATCGAAAGATAGCTGATACCTAGTCGGCCCATTACCCTTACCATGAACAACGTCGTTATATTGATTGATAAGCCTCTTAGCGTTGTCCTGAAAATCCGCAGTAGGCAGATTCGTATCCAACTTGCCCGCTGTGGCTTTCAAGAGATCCATATCTTGATTAGATACGCTGCCCAGTGCTCCACCCGTTGGAGAATTGGCCCTCATCTCTTGAAGTTTACCTATAGCAATATTGGCCTTGATAGTATCAAGCGTGTTATTTAGCTGTGATGCAGACGTCCCAGGGACATGAGACAGTCTTCCCATAACTTGGCCGGTAGCATTTGGATTTTTTTCAGAAAAATCAAGCGCTCGCCCTAACTCCTGAGAGAGAAAACTGGCTTGATCGGTGGCGGCTTGCTGAGACTTATTGTTCTTTTCTGTTTTATCTGCTGCATCACTTTTTTGTTTACTAATCTCTCCTATAAGCTGCTGGGCTTTAAGTTGATTGATAAGATCGTCATTGCCTGCTGATTTAATCTTAGCCTGTCCTGAGATATATTCTGGAGAGTAACCCTTAAATACAGCGCGCCCTGGATTGTTAGGATCTTCTTCTAAAATCTCACCTTTTTGCGCGCCTTCATTGATAATGTCTTGGATTTTTTTCTTTTGAAACGATGGGTCGGGCATGTACCCACCCTTACCGTCATCAATCAATCCTTGTGTAGCCAACTGCATCTTTCGATCTTTTTGCTTATCCTGTGCACTAATATAAGACGATAATCCTTGTTGCAAACCGCCAATTAATCCCGCGCCTAAATTATATCCATCCATAGCCATACATAACTCCTAAAATTGAGAACCAAGATAAGCGCCAGCGCCAGCACCGGCTTGCGCTGCAGCTGGATTACCACCGCTGAAATAAGCACCCGCTCCTGCCCCCGCTAAGCCTAGAACTCCAGTGACTAAACCTCTACGCTTAGCATCTTTTGCGGCTTGAGCTTGTTTTCTCGCCAGTTCTTCTTGTCTTAAAATCTCTAGATTTTTTGCATTCACATCTTGAAAACCAGCCTGTCTTTGAGAATAAAGAAACGGCATATTCCGATCAAACGTACTATTAATATCATCCATCTTTTGTGCGCCCATGGATCCCAGTTTATTCGCAAGAGCACCATTCGAAACATCACCTTGGGAGAATCCGCCTTGAGATATCATTCCCGCGAATCTTTTTCTTAAACTATCTAAAGTCTCTGCCCCGCCTTGAGCTAAATAAGGATCTGTTGCTGCGATACCTTGTGCATTTGGATCAAGTACTGCGTCTGCCATATGTCTGCCTTATCCTGTGACCGTAGCATTGCCACGGCTCACTGTTGGAGTTACTGCTGCTGGCGTCGGAGTCACTGCTGGAGGTCTACTGCCGTAGTAATTACCAACACCTGAACCAAGTAAGCCTAATCCTGCGCCTGCCAATTGAGATTGTTGTTGATTAGCTGCTGACGCCATTTGTGCAGACTGCAAGGCCGTATTAAGATCCGCGCTCGTCTTGGCTTGAGTCGGAGCTATCATCGCCGCCGCTAGATCTTGTTTTTTCTGAAAAGAACTATTGACCAAATCCTGCTGATACTTTTGAAAATCTTGATCCGCCTGCTGACCGACAAGAGCCTCGCCCATTTGTCTGCGACCAGAATGTAACATCCCAGCCGCGCTTGCATTGGCTCTGATTGTTTTTTGTGAATTCATCACATTCTGGGCCATGTTTCTTCGAGCCACGGCAGTCTCACCTTGTGCGTATTTTGTCGGATCAAAATTATTATAATTGTCAGTCGCGTTCTTATGTAATTGGTTTTTATAATAGTTTTGTAACGATTGCTCTCTGATTTGATCATAGCTAACTCGACCTTTTTTGTAGGAGGGCATATCTTGATAGCCTCGGCCACTATTAAACCCATTCTTACCAGTCAGCTCATCTTGAAAATTCTGTTCGGCAGCTCTCGCGTTAGGATCGTCCACCTGAAGATCTTGGGTCTGTCTATTCTGCATATTAGACTGACCCTGATTTGTGATATCTTGTAAAGAAGCCATAGCCTACCCCTTAAAACGCAAACACGCGTGCAGTCCCTAAAGACCCAGCACACTTTAAAGTTAAAATATTCTTAGTACTTAAAATAGTCCCATCGTAAATACGCATATCCGCACTTAAACCCACAACAAAGTAATTCTGCGGAGCAAAATCAAGCCCGTGAGAAATTGAAGTGTCAGTGTTTAAACTCGTAAAAGTCACGCTCAGCAAGGCCCCTCTGAAATTATCGGATGGAATAACCCCATGATTTAATATGCTATAGGTGTCTTTAAGAAAAATCGAGATGGCTTTTATCTGATCATCCTTAGGTACACTTTCTATATTATAACCAGCGCGTGGAATCATACAGACCTCAAATACCTAGACTCGACCGTATACCCATTCACACTTAGAGCTTGAGATGACTGAATTAAAATCTCAATTGAAAGTGATTTAGCTGAAATTCCATAATCAATTCGCTGTTGGAATGATGAAATAGTGAAGTTTCGTTGTAAGTAAATCGAAGTCCCATAGTCTGGATACATGTTTAATGTGACGGCACTCATTGAAGTACCGCTAGATGTAGTATTTAGAAAAAACCTTCTCCATAGCTCTTGAGTCGATTCGCCTAAGCGCTTGTGGTACCGAGTTTTAATGGCGAGAGTGATCGGCAATCCAAAATCGGTATTTAACGTATCATTGAACCTGACCGACTGTTGATAAGACGCCCCTGTTTGCCAATAGGTTAAGTCTCGAACTGAAGCACCATAAGCAAAATAAGCAGGTCCCGCATTTTGATCTATCGCTAAATTATCATAAATAGACCACGCTTTTGCGACATAATCATAAACAAAAGATTTATTCGAAGCTGAGAACACTACCTGGTTATTTTTCTTTATATGAATTGCCGAGATATTAGTCTTATCTACTTGGTCTAGATAAAATTTGATTTTATCAGAGGAAATATCATTAAAAGAAGACCCGTTATATTCTATAATCCCCGTGGGATCCACGAACCACACTAGATTTTCAAAAGAAATGACGGCGCGGTTATTCACGCAACCGTACTCAAAAGTCAAATCGCTCGTCGTTAGCGTCTCTGGTGCTGAGCCGGATATTTCGTGAACTGAATACTGTTTAAATACTAATAAATTAGTTTGGTAGTTACACATGGCCGTAATGACGTCGCCATTGCCATTGCCAAGTATGACAAAGTTCTCCTCATCAACCTGTTCTGGATCATCAGAGTTAGAATAATAAACGGTGGATGGCATGGCTAGAGTCGTGTTCAAAGGTAAAGTGAATGAAGACAAGCTAGTGCTGCTAGTCACGATATTAGCCATGAAAAGCATGTTATTATAAGTCTGAACATATTTAGGATGTAAGTTTAGTGGAGTTTGGAACCTATAATCTACACTTAGAGTGTAATGGTCAAACGTGACATAATTTAAAAGCGTCCCACCAAGCATCCCCGTCGTAACGGAGAGAAAAGTCGAGTGCCTAACGTCATTGAAATAAGATCTAGGGTCTCCAGATGTCGTCGATGCTCCTGGAAGAACCATGTGAGCGATAGCTGTTGAAATGCCGTACTGTGGCGCATACTGAAAACCATAAATGATCCACTGACCCTTAGCTACAATAGTCGCCCCCACGATGGCTGTGGCTACGTCTGAATAGGGCTGCTCTTGCATTTCGGCAAGAGTAAACATTTTCGTCTGCATCGCTACAGTTTGTAAGCTATAGCCGTTTCTTAATCCACCAAGCCCAAAAGCATAGAGAGTCGTTCCAATTACAGCAGTGACGTTATTAACGGGAGCGAGGCTGGTATTGAATGTCGCGCTAAAAAATAATGATATGCCTAGTAGACCTGCGGCGCCATCACTTGAATTCCATTCCACCGAATTAGAGGCATCATATCTTTTAAATGCATAGCCATTAGCAAAATACATGTAATTGTTTTGAACGACAGAATCAATGGGAAGGTTTGTTCCGAGACTACCGGCTACTGCAGCATTTGTTCCACGCAAGTAAAGCGTCTGGCCGGAGTCAAATAACTGATAACTCTCGCCACTATCTTTTGTGTATTGTAGATTACTTCTAGGCGCGAGAGTAAAAGTAGTAATCGGTAGAGAATAAGAAACCTGCACTCCGGCACGTGAAGTCCATTTACCCGGACGGATAAAAGTATAGTTACGTAAATCTAAAACTTCCGTTACAGCGGTGTTATATTCGCTGATCTTGACGTTAATACCGCCAGAATTGTTATAAGATTCTTCTTTATACTTTTGATAAGCCATTAAAAGATAAAATCTCCACCATTATCATCATCCATTGTTTGAACCACAGTCCGAGGGGCGTCCGCATTTCGTTGCTCGGCGTCTCTCTTCAATCCAGTTTCAAAATCACTAATCTCTTTTTGTGCTAGTGCGGCATCTCGACCGTCTTTAAGTAATCCTTTTCGGCACGCATAAAGTGCGATCATTTCGTGATACTGAGGAGGGAGGTCCGGCTGATCGGCGTCTAACACCATATCTGCGATTAAATACTCATATTCCATGTACATAGTTCGAGCGAGGTCTGGAGCTGGAACTAAAACGATATAATTTCCTTGAAAGTAATATCCTTGAGGAGTGCCGGTCTGATTATTCACTAAATACTGTTGGTTACGGGTAATTTTAGTTAAAGGTTGAACTACTAAATCTGCAGTGGTCGTACCTTGCATAACTACGTTAATAGTGTGAAGGCGTTTAAAATCTGAAGGTAATGCGTACTCACGTTGCGAAGGTACCAAGGTAGTTTGTTTTTTAACAATCGTATGACCTTCAAAAGCTTGATTTAAAATCTTCTGTACTTCTTTTTGCGCGTTGTTTAACCAAGTATTAACTTGAGAAACAGAAAAATAACCATTATCTACGTCATCTAGTAACCCAGAAGTTAAGACTCTTAATTGTAGAAACGTCATTATGCCATCCTTAGCATTCTTCTATGTTATTCGTACTTGCCGCCGTCCAGCTAGTCGAAATTGTAACCCCTGAAAAACTCCAACTAGTAGAAACTAAAGTTAACCCCGTCCATGATGTTGTAACTAAAGTCGCTCCTAGACTTGTCACCGGCCCATACCATAAAGAAGTACATGGCCAGACAAGACCGTTAGTTAAGAGGCCCACTCCTTCGACTGTTTGAGTTTCTGTTAACCCATAGTCTAAAAGAGCGACCCCCCTAACGGTGACATCAAATAGATGCGGCGTCCCCAAGGTAGTCCCCTATAACTTTATGTATCGGCGCTTCAATTCCCGCCAATTCCAGAAAGTCCCTCGCTACAAAATTCCAAGAGTAATCGGTCGATACTGCATTCATATCAATCGACTCCCATTTTCTCTCTTCTAATACTGATTTAATCTCTTGAGCCCAAATCTCTCTCTCTTCTTCGGTATTCGCCTCTAAGAATAATAGAGATGCCCAGTTACGGTCGGCAAACGGTCTGACGATATCTCGTAAAGCCCCGACCTCTCGAACAATCCCATAACAGCCGGCATACATCGCCTCAACCGCTGTAATACAAAACGTCTCGATAAAGTCCGCATTATAAAGCCAAATGACTGACTCTTTCATTTCACGAGCGAGAGTGTGTTGATCGACATTCCCGTGGTATTTAACCCATGGTCTCTCTTGAATCATAGTCTGCAATTTATCGTGCAATTCTTTACGCCCGTATTTTACGAGATTTTCTAATCCGTAGTAGACGTGGAGTTCGAGAGGTTTGCCTGTAATCTCTCGTGCGCGCTCGGTGATAAGTATGGCGCGGTCCAGTCCGCGATCAGGAGAATTAGGCCAAACAATCTTATTCTCGTTTTTAACTGCAGTAATCGCGAACCGTTCTTTGTTAACTCCGTTTCGACTGATATGAATTTTCTCGTAAGGTATTCCTTGCTGAATATGTACGTAGTCCCTATGGAATGGTGAGAGACAGATATGTTTATCATAGACATTCGATACCTCAGCCCCAGGAGTGTACAGATCGTGACACCACAAAAACGTCTTAGCATCCGTTAATTTAATATTATGCCTCCACGCAATGTGAAGGTCAGGTTTATACTTAGAAAAATACTCATACATTGAGTGCGCCGGTCGGTACTCCACTCCACTCTCACAAATCTTAGTTGTCTCACGAGTGTTAAATACAATGATATTACGACCAGTCATTCTCTTCATGCGTTTAGCGACTTCGATCAGTGCGGTCTCTGAGCCGCCCATTCCTTTAACTGCATACAACTCTTCATCAAACGGATATGGGTGAGAGTTAGGAATAGAAGAGAACACGATTTCATCTGTCTCTATTTTTAAAGAGTCAGAATGATTAATCATTTGGTTTTTCAAATTTAAGTACTGCTCTAAGATCTGTTTTGTCTCTGGATGATCGAATTTAGCTAAGCAGTCCTTAGCCTCGACAATCGCACCGTCTAGATCACCCATTTTAAATTTAATCATTGAGATAGCGTTACGAGGAATATGATCATACGCCGCATGATTTACAAAAATAAACCCGGTGCCGTTACGAGGTTTAATACAAGCCGCCGCTGCGGTATACATCGGTAGCGCCTCAGCATCTTTACCTTGCTGCACGAGACAGTCTGCGATTAGACAGAAGAATTCAGCCCTCATAGGAGATAGAACTAGTCCCTGTAATGCTAATTGATGCCCCTTGAGAATAAGGCGTAAATCACGCTCTTGATGCGGCTTATGTAGTTCTTCAATGAAAAATCTCTGAATGCAAGAGCGTACGAGATACTCAAAACACAAGATGCGGTCGTGAAGCTCAAGCTTAGGATGAGTGACAATCTTATCAAGCCATGTATAAGCCTCAGCGAATCGTCCCTTATCATGAAGCTCCTTCCCGTAATACCATTCTAATCTTGGCGGTAATCCTTCAGGTTCTTTAGATCGTTTTTCTAGCATTGAAACATTACGGGAAAAGTCTTTTTGATAATCGGCTTCAGTGCGACGGTGATTAATCGTCCAATTCGGGACTTGGTTTGCATGTACTGGCTCTTTAGCCATCATTCCTTCATGAATGAAATACTCCCATTCGAATTTCTTAGATCTTTTAACAACGCGTTCACGTAAAAACGTACAAATTGGATTACCGGCTGGGTCAAAAGTGTAGTTATAGGGTGCCATGTGAAAGTCCCCGAGTAACATCACATTATCACGCCATAAAATGAATTTTTCTTTAGAAGACATCTCGTCATCCAAATCCATCCACATTAAATAATCTGTTGTGACGTCTTTCATTGAGAAGTTACGAGCTTTAGCGAAGTCATCGCACCACTCAAAGTGTTTTACAAAAACCGGAGCGCCCGCAATTTGAGATGCTTCGTGAGAAGTGGCGAATTCAATGGTGCCGTCTTTAGATCCAGTATCAGTGAGCCAAATTTCATCAAAACAACCATGAACAGAGGCTAAAAAGCTCTTAATATGGTCAATTTCGTCTCTCATAATACTGCATAGTGCGATGGTCGGTCGTTTCATTTATTCTCCTATGATTTAGTTACTACCGTAGAAGAGTTTGATAAGGATTTTGTCGCAAGTAAAGAACCACCACGAGAATTAATCTGCCATGCGCCAGAAGTTTTAGTGAACTGTTGATTACCTTCTAAAAACTCCTGCATCCGTTTCATGTAACCGAATAAATCACCCGGATCTAAGACGTTTGAGCCGAAAGTTGAAGTAGTCGCACCGATTCTTAAGAGAATTTCAGCAGAAAGTGAGTTACCTGACCCACCGCTACCGGCTAAAATAGTGTTCCCTAAGGCGATTAAAGAAGTACCGATAGCCACGCCGGTTGTACCAAGTGCGATATTTGAAGCGCCATACCCTAAGAGTGTCAGTCCTTGAGCGAGGCTTGACGTACCTTGGGCTACGATAGTAGTGCCGTATTCATCGGCCCTATCTACTGGGTCAATTGCTCCTGTGACGAAACGGACTGAATTATCAAGACCCGTGGTCGCACCATCAATTAAAAATACGATTGGCGTCGTCGTGCCGTATTGAAATGCATAAAACCCAGTAGCTCCGATAACTGAGGTTATTCCCGGAGGAGTCACTGCAGTGCCGTAGTTATTAAATGATAAAAAAGTGGGTGAGAGACCTGAATTAGAACGAGGGTCGCCTGAACCAAATCTCACATAATAAGTCTTCACGATCCCACCCTTGCTATACTGAAAAATACTTTACTGTTACTAGCCGTTATCGTTGGTAACGTCGCACTTGATGAGAGCTGAATTCTAATTGTATCGCCAGTAGCACACGTAATAATGTCTGAGATCTGACCATTTTGAGCGGTCATTGCACCGCCTGCGTAAGTTTGAAGCTCACTTACTGCGGTGCCGTTTTTCTGTAACTGCATGTCTACAGTAGTATTAAGAGCGATAGTACCCGCTGTTTGTATGTTGGAATTTACTTGATATTTACCAGGAGCCGGGACTGTATACACTCCACTCGCCATAGCATTATGAGTATCAAAATCTTTAGTAGTCCATACTATGGTGGCTAGAGAACCACTGATACTTGTACTACTAGCAAAGTAACGTGCGTTTATGGGTTCTGAAGCCGCTATTTGTTGAGGGCTTTGTCGTAAGGCAATGGATAAATAGCCGGACGTAATTGTTACAGACCCATTGCTTCGAACACTAATCGTGTCCCCAACAATTAAATTAGGTACAATGATAGATGATGATTGCTGCGAATTATTGACGGAATTCATATTCTGGAAAGATGAGCCGTTTTTATAAACGACTGTCGTCGGAGATGATGCACTCGCATAAGTCATGGAAACATCGTAATCGCCAGGCACCGCGACCGTATAAATATTCGTAGCCCAACCTGCGACAGAATCTTTTGTAGCTGTGAACGTAATATTAGTTACGTTTGCGGTGACGGCTTGTGAAGTTTGCGTCCCAGTAAAAACCACTGGCTTAGTATTCGCGCTTGTACTTAAAACATTGTTAGATGCCCATCCTGCAATAGGAACTGTGAACTCTAATTCGAAGCCGAAATTAGCCGTAGTAGTTGGCAGGTTACCACTACCAATAAAAAAAGTGGCTGCAGCAGCATTAGAAACAAGAATTCTAAATTGAGTCGCGCTGTAAGGCACCATCCATACACTTTGACTATGAGAAACACCATCTGAAGTTAACCCGCCAACGCCCCAGCCACGCCAAGCTTCGTCATCGGTAGTTGTTCCGCTTGTATTTACGGTCACAAAAGTTGTGTTAAAACTTAGTCCCGTGGGTAAAGAATAAAGATACGCACCAGAGCCCGCAGCAGAACCAGCCGATGCGGCATTTCGATAGAAGTACTTAAAGTACCCCATGTCGCCTTGGCGCTCCCAAAACACTGTGTCTTGAGTCATTGACGTTGGCTTAGTCGGTGGCGTTGTTACTGCGCCAATTGTCATTACGCCAGCATTTACAAGGGCGGTATTAACCGACCCACTGGCACTTACTTGCGGGCCTACTGAAATATTATCAAAGGCTAAGGTATAAGCAGAAGCACTTGTCGATGTGACGTGAAAAATTAAGCGGTATGACGTAGAGTTAATAGCAGTCTGAAAAGTACATTGGCCTTGCTGGCTTGGTATACTTGTAGAAATGATCGAGTTACCAGAGGGCTGTGGTAACAATACCGCATTCGTTACATCATATACCCAGCAAGTTAAATCACCACTAGCGAAAGTCCCACTTATAACTTCATAATCAAAGTTGATCGAAAGCACTCGGCCTTGATCTGCTCTATCGATTGAAAAATTATAACTAAATCCTTCGCCCTGTCTGTTAGCAGCGTCTTTAACAAAATTAAAATCTTGACCGTTTCTTAACGGAGTCGTTGAGGATACACCAAAAGTAACTGTTGGACTTCCGCCCGTTCCATCTACAGGAGTCGCCTGCGCCGCATCGGCATAAGTCGCCCAACCTTGTGCAGAGCTTTCCGCATTATAATTAGTAATATAATTAATCGACAATGGATCGCCGACATTCCTCCATAAGAGAGTTGTCGAATCGTACTGCTGCACGCGAAGAGAGGTGGTGTTAAATATCACCGTACCATTAGACGGAGTGAGCGCATCACGTTGCGCTTGTGTATAAGATAAAATTCCGGCCCCGCCGCCGCCAGGAGAAAATAGCATCCTTGCCCCTTAAAAAAGCCGCACACGTGGAGCGCTAGGACAGCAATCCTTTGCTATCCCCACGTGTGAAGCCCAAATATTAAATACCGTAGTTCTGTTTAATATCTTGTGTAGCTTGAATAACGATTCCAACTGACAAGTCAGTTACAGCCGTATTCGCACCACTTGAATTCAACACGAGATGGTCTCCCGATTGAACAGCAAAGCTAGAAGAGTTAAAGCTCACGCCTTGAACCCCACCAGAAACACCGAACGTACCGAGAAGAGTAACCGCCGCGCCTACTGTAAAAGTAGTTACACCGGCAGTCGTCCATCGACGCAAGGCCATTTGGTATACAGGAGAGCCTGAAGCTCCGACCGCGCCCAATTGAAAGCCCAAAATTTGTCCCGCTGACGGAACAGAACCAGCTAGAACAGAAACGCCCGTTGCAATTGCACCGAGTGTAGTCTGAATAACATAATTCTTCTCCGAAGCATCCTTATCACGATTTGCAATACCCATAATTTAAACTCCTTTAATTCGTTTATCGTAAATTCTTCGTTTATCCATTTTTTTCACTGAATGAGTCAGAACGTCCTTAGTATCCTTCTTAACCGCGTCTCTCATCTCATAAGCCATATCGCCAGCTAAATTAGAAACACGACGAGATTCTTTACTTCTCGACTTCTCTTCTTCGCTTTCGATAAACTTTAAAGCGCTATTCGGGTCCTCTAATGAACATAATTTAAAATACACTGGTAGATATCCCCAATCCGCTCTTCTCCCATTGAACATCCATGTGTCTGTGAGAGAGAAAACGTGATAAGGCTCCGCCGTCGCGATATTGTAAATAGTCCCGTCTACTTCATAAGGTCGCATTACGAATTTATTATGATAAACCCGTAATACCCCATCTCCTGTTTTTTTACAGAAGAAGTCCCTATCGAATCTTTGGACAAGTTCATTAAGAGTAGAAAGACTTAAGTTCATTTTCACTCTTAAGGGCTTGTATAAGTTTGTAGAACGCCGCAAGCGCTCGGTTGTACGTTGAAGCAGTTAAAGAAATGTCGGATGCGGATTTCAAACGCATCAACACCGCTTTGTGCAATGTATGGAGTGCCTTGTTCATCAGCAGTTTCCATTTCACACAATACAGCTTTTTCCCAAACGCTATCTGGTAGTAAAAAGATACGAGTCGGGCAGTCTTTATCTGCAACAACTGGGCATCCGTTCCACTCCAAATAATATTCAGAATCCTTCGCAAAACCACCGTCACCTTTTACGCCTTGACCTACGTTTACATAACGCTTGTCTACGGTTAAAAGTTTTTGGTAGAAACGACGAGATTGATAATCTGAATACCAAGTTTTAATCTTAGCACCGCCACGTTGTTCAGCAGCATTTTGCACACCTTGAATTGCATCAAGAGTAAGCTGACCGTTTAGTGTAGTGACGTTACCTTGATATGCTTGGTAGAGAGAGCGATCAATCCCAAAGATCGAGCCAGTGCCGCCATCTAAAGCAGTCAACAAACCTTGAACTTCGTTATTAAACGATCCGCTACGCACGATAATATCATTGGCTGTTGCTGTAACCGCAGGACTCACTGTTAATGTAACAGTAGAATCATTCGGCGTACCTGAAACAGCTGTCACCGTAACCGAGCTTTGTGTAAGCGCGCTACCGGTGTAGATATCAAACACTAAACCCACATCAACGAACTTCATCGCTGGCTCTGTATCTTCGCGACCTTTAATCACGATAGATGTAGATCCGGCAACGGTCGTATTGATACGAGCGATGTCTGAAGTACCATCCCAAGACAATTGGCGATTCTCATCAGATTTTAAATCCTTCATACCCATTTCCATTTCATATTGGAACTGACGTACGAAAGAACCTTTATCGTTCTGAGAAGCTTTGATCATCTGGCCAGTCAAACCGAAACGAAGGTAATTAAGCTTAGCTAGAATTGTAGCCTGCGCTCCACCTTGAGTGCCGATTGAAGGTAAGTTACCACCGTCACTTGTCGCGCCAATACCTTGGTTACGACGAAGACGGAGTGGACGTTGTACTTGCGAACCGGCCCAAGAATATTTCATCTTGTCAGCGGCGCGATAGATATCAACGTCTTCATTTAAATTGTCCACGATTGGACCTTTGTAGAAATTCATCAAGTTATAAACTGACGAACTTGTATTTGCGAATATATTAGCCATCCTTGACTCCTATAAAATTAGTTAATTAATTGCCCCTCGCAGGATTTCATCAGCAACATTTTTCAGTGCGATTTTTCCTGGAGCAGCGCCCGGAGTACCACCACCGCGACCAGTATCGGCAGCGACTTGGTTAGTATTACGAGCTTGTTTTGCTTGTTCTTTGTTCCATTGGTTAAATTGCTTCACTAGATTATCGTGTGACGCTTTAAAAAACGGCTCCATAAACTGTTCGTTAAGATCCTTCGGTGACACTTTCTGTCCGGTCTCTTGTTCAATTTGTCGGATTTTATTCTCGGCATATCCATACGCTGAGAACGCATCCGCCTTAGGATATTTTTTAATCAAGTTCGTTTCGAATGTCTGAAGGTTTGCCTCTAGAGCTTGTTCTTGCGCTGCGATTTTCTCTCGACTTGTTTCATCGATAAATTGATCGTAGCGATTAAAACGGTCCATTAATTCTGGTGGTAGCTGGCCCGGTTGTGGCGCTGGAGCTTGTTGGGCGCTATCCATAACATACTTTAAATAAGCATGATATTGAGCAGGGTAGAGCCGTTTAAATTCCGACGCTAATGCAGGGTTTGCTTTAACCTTATCAAGATCGGCAGCTAGATTAGCGTTGTACTTACGCTCAGTAGCTACTTCTTGAGTTTTCTTTGTGTAGTCAGCTTGTCTCATGATTGATTTTTGTAAATCATCAATCGACATTTTCTGACCGTTGATAGTTACTTCCTTGTACTTCGACAAATCCGCAACGGCTTGAAGCTGGGCGGGTGTTTGTTCTGCACCTTTAGTTTCTATCGGTAACTCTCCACTCACGCCATCAGTCGGTGCGGGATGACCATCAGACGTATCTGTGGTGCCCGCATCGGTATTCATAGCATCTAGTGCTTCATTACTTAGATCTGGAAATTCTGCCATAAAGTTTTTCTCTTTCTTAAGAAAAGTGTTTTATGTATTAATTCTTAAAATTACTTAACTTTCAATTTGTTCTTCATAATGTTCATTCTAACGGCGTTGCCTAACCCTCTTGGTTTTGCTCCGCTTGCTAGTTGTTTCGACGTTTCGGCTTCAGCTCCGCCCATCATTTCGTCAGTCAATTGCGCATCGTCTGGTGGGGCATTGGGATCGTTCGGGTCTTGTGGCGGCATCATTGGGCCTTTTAATTCTGGCTTATCAACTTCTAATAGAGCGGGCGCAGAGTCTTCTTTTTTTAAGTCCTCTTGCACTTTATCGCCCTGATCTTGACCAACTAAAATCTTAATCGTTAAAGCTTTCTGTCTATTTTCGAACATTACATTGCCCCTTCCATGGGTGGCGGCATCGGCGGTGCTCCGGGAGGTGGCGGCATACCGCCCATGTCTTGACCTTCTGGTGGCATCATCGGAGCCGGTGGCATTAAGAACATTTTGTGCTGTTGAATATCGTTTACTAAAATTAATTGTACTTCAGGTGGATACTGAGTGAACTTCAACGTCTTGCGAAGTCGGTTCTTCTTCTCGAAATGCATTTGATGATTATCGTCTGGATGAATTAAAGGAGTAGACCCTTGTTCAATCTCTTTAACTGTTCTCTCTACTTGGGCACTGTCAATCGCTAGGTCTTCCCATACGTTTTGAATATCGCCAAACTCCATATCCTCTAGAGTTTTAGCCTTCACTGCAGGGTCCATTTGATCGCCTAAAAGACCTTGAGAGAACAAATTCATAATATCGTTACGCTTGACTGATTTAGAACCAGGTAAAGTTGAACCTTTAATTACAATCACGTCAGGACTTGGCGGGATCTTATCGCCAGTCACTTCTGTGAATGAATACTCACCACCTTGGCCAGTCTCTTTAACTGTGCGAGGCTGAGTGTAGAATTTGTGAGTGAATTTGAGAACAATACGACCGACATCAGCATGGCTATTTTCATTCGATTCAACGACCGTACCAATACGAGTGTCATCTTGTTCAACGAGTAGCTGCATTCCGATAGCTGGAATATCTGAAGAAGGCGCTTGGCCTTTAGACGGTTCGCCAATACCAACAATCTCAGAGAATGACGCCATTAGATTAGCGTCTTCTTGAAATGCGTACTGAGGTAACTGCGGCATTACTACCGACTTAGGCATCTCACTCTCAGGGACTTGATTATATTCTAGAACTTCGGTCGTATCGTTTAACGCCTCTTCGTTCATGCCGTGACCTTTAGCCGCGACAAACTTCATATTTAAAGCTTTTTTAATATACTCAGACTTCTTACGAAGAATGACATTCATCTGATCCTGTAAAGGACGCATATGAGTAATAAGAGACTCAGACAGAAACTTACCACCCACCTTAACGTCATCGAATTTAACAAAGGGTATTTCGTCGACTGGTAGAGGTTTATAAGCGAGCAAGATATTGTTAGCAGTAATAATAAGTCTACCATTTGGGAATTTCTTTGAAGGTCGTTCATATAAAGCACACTCAATTGCTGAATTCTTCTGCGCTTGCTGGCTTGTCGTTGTACCAGCTTTATTAGTCATCGAGTTAATGCGTAATAGATTTTGAATATTAGATAAATAAGCATCCTCTGGTTTTACTTCCGCACCACGCTCGTAGTTATCTCTGAAATATGAAAGCGGTCTGAGGCGTGTGTGGAGTAACCATCTTGCATCGTCCATACGTTTAGCTAATGGATCGACGAATATCTCTAAAGGTGAGATGACATCAATATATACATCGCCCTCAGACTGTTGCTTCTGCGCACCCTGATCGTCGGTGTAATAGATCTTCTTGCCCTTATCTGGGTCCCAACCTATTTTCATCCAACCAACACCTGCTTGCTGCATCCACATGGTGTTCTCAATGCGCTTCTCGCTATACCGCTCGCGGTCCATAACATTTACTAGAACCTTAAGCGAAATGCGTGCGGCTTCTTTGTCTTCTTCACTTGGACTTTCGGGCCTAACGTCATACTTAGGAGCGTTCTTACATAACCTAGCCAATCGATTTTGAATTGAAGGCAAGATCATATTCTTATGCACACGTCCACGAGAAGGTGAAGCTGCGGCACCTGAATATGAACGAAACATTCTGTTCTTAGGATCGAAGTAAACCGAATCGTAACCTAGTAGATAAGCAGTATTGGTAACAACTGAAGACTCAAACGCCATGCGAGACGTATCAGTGCGACCCTCTTCAAGACGTGAGCGCACGAAAGCAACAATCTTGCTCTCATCCAACTTCGGAGCTTGAGGCCCCTCTTGCTTACCGCCAAAGAGTAAATCTCCAGCAGCTTTGATGAAATCCATTTCACTCCGAAAAATTACATGAATTCAGTCATTGAACTCATATCGTCTATAGCAAAATTATCTTTCTTAACTGTGGCCTTCGGTTTATCGGTTGTCACGCTGGCCGCTTGATACTCAAAAAAATTCCTAGACATTAGTTTGTTAACTAAAGTTTGCGAATGCCATGCCCAATATAAGTTTGAAGCCATAAACATTAAACCCAAGACAAGTACTACGAATTCAGTTTCGGTCATTTCGCCTGACCAATCATCATCTCCCCATCTTTAGGGAACATGATCTGCTCAATCGTCAAACGCTCAGTCTTCGCAATCTCTTCAGCCATTCCGGCCTTACAAAGTCTTACATTCTTATAAATCATGTATCCGTTATGCGGGAATTTACCGCCACACAAATGAGCGATCAGACGTTCGTCACACTCTAACCATGCACCGTCTGTAGCTCCAGACTCTTTCAAAGCTGCCAAAGCAATAGCCACATTACCGTCTAGCGCCATTAATTCTTCATTCAGTTTAATCCGATCAGCGAGAGTCTCTGCCGATGGCGTACGAACGGACTTCAATGAACTTACGGAAACTGCTCCACGCGATTCTACTAATGCCGACTCTTTGTCTGATGATGGGCCTGTATGTGCTGCTAGTGGGCTGCCCTCTGCTATTCGTGTGGCTAATTGTTCAGCTTCTGCTAACACACTTTCAGTAGTCTTCGGTTTGGGACCTGGCTTTTTGCGTAAGACTTCTGATGAATGCGCTTTCGTATCCTGGGTCATTGGGGTGTCTGACAACTTGAACCTCTTTCGGTTTGTCTGGATAAAATACTATGTCTTCAATTGAACTAAGTGCGTCTAGCAGGTCATCATGCGCTCCGCGCGGGAATGATTTATATTCTAATAACAAATCATCCAGACCTTGGCTCAAGAAAATTTTGCCGAATTCAAATCTAGGAATCAAGCTCCGAATCCTGGCCCCTTTAGAATTGTCTGATTTTAATCCGCCATCGGTCGTGAACGACGCCCGCTTAATACCTTTAAGTGGAATGATCTTATTCCTTCTTAACATCTCTTCGGCGATAAATTGCTTAAGCGCAGATTGATAAGCGACTTCTTCTATGCCAACGGCTTGAGGCTTTAGGTCGTCATAGAGTTTAAATATCCAAGATAGAGTTTCTGTTGCCGTGATGCGTTGACGGCGTGCCATTGTAACATACCAGTTTTTATCTGGATCAACTCTCACAACTACCGAAGCCGTATAATCAGCACCGTCATTTAATGAGATCGCTGGATCGATGAATATAAAAGTGTAATAAACTGGTGGAAGAAAGTCGTAGTACTTAATCCAACCTTGCTTAAAGTCTTGGTCTTCGTCTGGGACTGTAATATTTAAATAATTATTACTGAATTTATAAACGCCTTGGGATCTGCGTAATTCATCTAGCTTAGATTGAGATAAAACTTCTGGGAAGAATAACGATAGATCGTCGTTATAAGCTCCCGAATAAACTATGTCCCATTTCATTAATAAGGAATAAAGCTTGAGCCTGCAAACCCGTCAGACAGTTTCTTCATAATGTAAGCAGTACCTAAACCAGCGAATTGAAAATTACCAGTACCGATAGACATTGGAGTATTAGTTAGTAGAGCGCCGGTAGCGATCAAACTACCAGACACTGCGAAAGTGCCGCCAGAGATATAAAGAGTACCGCCAACAGCAGTGATGACCATATCTATAACCGATGGTCCGGCAGACAAACCAAGAATAGTACTAGCGCCGCCAGCGAGAACAGCGGTTGTCACGCCATAGCTTTGAAATTCATTACGAGACATCTAAACCCCTAATAAGCCTTGAGGCTCCAAAGAATAAACACCCATATCTTTCGGTAGTTTCTTTAAATGATCAACCGATTTTATTCCTAGCTCGTTCTTCAAGACCCACCCAATAAGATCATCGTCGGAATAACGCGTTCCAACAATCACGTATGTGCCGGTCGGTGAGAGAATAGATTGATTGTATTGAAAGTGATTTACCACATTCTGTCGGCCTTCATGCGTGATCGAGTTACCCGGAGTATTTAAATCATCACCAATGATCACGTCATAATGCTGTGAGGTTTTCTGTGCACCAATACCCGATGCAGTGACTGACGCTTCTTTAATTACTTTATCTCTTGGTTTAATAGTTAGCTCTGACTCTGACCAAGTGTTACTAGACCAATCGCCAAAGATACGCGTGAATGTTTCACTCTCTAAGTGCTGTCTAATCTCTCGAACGAACTTCGCGCTATTTGTGTAAATCTCTGAATCGATTAGAATTCTTAAATTTGGATTGTTCATTAAAAGCCAAATTGGATAAGCCACAGAACAAAGTGAGCTTTTGAATGTTCCACGTGGCACACATATCAGCTTACGTTTCGTCTCAGACTCTAACGCTGTGATAATAGACTTGTGCGTTCGTTCAGTTATGTCCCGATAGCCCAATAGGTTTTGAGCTGTGTGGAATAGAGAGTCTCTATAGCACTCTTGAACCATCTCTTTAAGAGCGCGTTCTTCATTTTGCACAAAAAACCACGTAAATGAATAAAATCAATTCGAAAGTCGTGGTCCATGGATCAGGGCGCAATGCAGCCAATATGGCGCATACAAGTAAAAAGATGGCCTGTCCGCGTCTGTGCTTTAACAAACGCAAGCACCATGAAGCATTATAGCAGCGAGTATCATGCCAAGCAGCAGTCCAACAATGAGATTAACGCCTTCTTCTAAAGTCATGGCTTTTTCATAATCGCTTTGTATTCGGCCTTGAGACGTTCAATCTCGTTTTGATCTGTCTTGTCTTCGAATTCGACTTTGTCTGGCACTTTACCGTGGATTCTCGCCAGTAGTGATTCTAAGCGCGTGGGGTCGCCACCACTAGAACCTTTAGCCATAATCGCTGCAACGTATAGCTCTATCATTGGCGTCTCGCCTGGGGTCTTTAAGATCGATTCTAATTGAGCTTTAGTAAGCCATAGGAACTTGTAAATAATGGTTTCAAGTTGAACCTTGGTGAGACGTCTAATCGCTATCTGGCCTTCGGGGATTTCTCTACCTTTGGCCGCTTTATTCCCCTTCTTAAACTGAGGCACTAAGACTCCTCTCGTTTTGTCTGTCTGCATTAAGCCACTGTTTATAGATCTGACTAGCTACTCTTTGCATCATAAATGGAGGGACAGACATGCCGCAAACATAGCCTAGCTCTTGATTTAGTGAATTATAATCTTCTGGGAAGGTCTGAACTCTTTGGAAGAACTTTTGATTAAGGCCGGCACAGACGTCCCAATGAAATAGATCAGACTTTGAGTGGCCTGTAATCGTATTAGCCGGCGCCTTCGGATTGAGCTTAATTTTACTAAAGTAAGATCCAGTCTCATGAACGCTCGCGAAGCTATCGCCACGCTTACATTTATGCCAATAATCGAAATACTTGGTTTCTTGGTTCTTAATCTTACCAATAGCACTTTCGCCCAGCATGGCTTGCTCAATAGATATCGATGGTTCGTTAAACTCTAATTGGAGCTTTGGCAAATTAAGGGTCTTTTTTTTCGCTATAAAGAAGCATCTCTCTCGTCTTTGCGGAACGCCCATAAAGGCAGAATTTAATAAAAAGAGTTGTAGATCATAACCAGCATCGTCGAACCCGCTGGCAATTTGTTTTACGTAACCTTTAGCCTTACCCATTAACAGCCCCTTAACGTTCTCGGCTACTACAATCTTAGGCTGTAACAATTTGGCTGTATCTATAAAGTGAAAGAATAAGTCATCTAAAACTTGGTGGGCCTGACCTTCTCTGAATTTCTTATTGTCGCCCCAAGCCTTTTCGCGGCTGCCAATCATGGAAAAGCTAGAGCATGGCGGTGAGCCGTCTAGAATATCTAGATCATGTAATTCGTGTAGCTTCTCCCGCGAGATCTTGTTAAATTCTTGAACGCCCATTAGAAATGAATACTTTGGTTTATGATTAGCCCGATAAATAGCCATCATTTTTGGATCTATCTCTACTCCGCCTAATACGTCGAAGCCTGCAAGCTTATAGCCCATTGTTGATCCTCCCCCACAATGAAATATACTAAAGACTTTTTTCCCATTCTTAGGAATGGTCTCTAGATCTGTAAGATTCCAAGGGCCCGTTTTAAGCATCTTTCTTATCATCCCACTCAAAGCCACATTTAGGGCATTCATGATGGAAGTTATCGAAGTTATTTAGGTCTAGTTCGGTCCCGGTATTTTTGATCTCAGGCTCAGATAGGTAGGATTCGTTAAACTTGCCGAGATTAATTTCAGGAAGTCTAAAGTTAAGCTGTAATTCGTCAAAAGAGATACCGGCTGTTTGAGTAAATTCATAAAGGCCGTCTTCAGTAATTGAGCCATACTGAGAAGTTAGGGCTAGAACCTTCTTTTTGGCCTCTTTAAGATCTCTAGCTTGTACGAAATTAACTGGGAGCTTATCAGGGATATGAATCCCCTCTTCTCTCATCCCTTTTAATGTTCTAAGTCTTTGGTGACCATTAATAATAAAGTTCTTTTTATCGTTTTGCCAAATTGTAATAGGCTCAGAAAACCCTAACTCTAATAATTGCTTCTTAAATTTATTATAACTATCCTTAGTTAACTCTTTTAATTCGCCCTGAAATGGAATTAGCGAATCAATTGGGAGACTTGTATGGCCTTCACATTGAATTACAACTTGTTGATTCATCAATCTACTACTCTCTTGCTTGGCAATGGTGGTACTGCTTGCTTCGATCGCTGGCGATATTTACCATTAATTAAACTATTGCAGTGCCCGGTAATCCTACGGTTCGACCGCCCACTAAAAACCTCGCCAAGGCAATTAACGTAATAGGCTAGGAATTCAGTTTCAACAAATCCAGCCGGTACACTAAATGGCGCTTTTCTTCTCATAATTAGAGTCCTTAACACAAACCATTAGGCCATTATTATTTTGATAATCCATCTCAATTGACCACTCTGGGCGATCTGCTATATATTCTATAATCGCGTCCCTCAACCCCTTGTCAGAGCCATCTTCGCCTTTATGAGCATAGCTAACGGTATCATGTAGGACGATATACTTAGTCACGTTCTTGGCATGTCTTGCCAGCTCTGCCTTTAATTGCTTATAGGTGTGGAGCGTATCGCAAAAAAACAATTCAACTGGCTCAATGGGTACAGCTTCGAGCGTAGAGATTTGGTTAAATTCAAGATCGGTCTCTCCCCGAAGGGGGACAAAGAAGTCTACATCTCTTGGATCGATATTGATATCAAACGTAGCAATTGACGTTCCTGGGCGCCCACCAAGGCCCTTAAGTAGGGCGCAAAAGCTGGCTCCATGCCGGAATCCGAATTCAACCACCGTACTTACTCTTGAGGACAGCTCAACAAGGGTATCTAAATGCTCAGCAATATCTGGGGTGTCTTTTCGGTATTGTTCTAAAGCTTGCTCTATAGTAACCATACCTGAAGAGTTTCAGGTATTTAAATAGTCGTCAACTATAGATTTTCTAGCGTCTCTCGGTCTCTCTTAAACATATCTCTAAATCTTTTATCAGCCAATTGATACCCAGAATCAAAGCCATGCATAAATGAGACTATGATTGAGAATCAACAGCAGCCTCATCCCTAGCGGTCTCAAAGTTATCGTTTTTAGGTTGGTTCATAATTCACCAAGCAATTCAGCACTGCTGAAATTAATAAACTCATAAAACCCAATCGCATCTAGGCCGCCCTTATGAAAAATCCAGAACAACTCGTCTTGGTCGATAAAGTACAAAAACATTTCATCATGTTCTCGGTGATAACCAACAAACCATGACGAGCGCATTTGCATTGTAACTTTGTATTGTGGCTCACTCATTCTTTTCCCCCTGTGGGCGCTGGGGGTTTGCAAAATAAATTAATAAATTTCCTCATGACGCTCTTCTTTGATTCCGGCGCTTCCGCTGCCTCATCCCGAGCGGTCTCAAATTTATCGTTTTTAGTGTCGGCCATAGGTGCTCCATAAATGTAAAAGTCCACAACTAATCCAAACTAGCCACCAGATTACTTCACTCATTCTTTCCTCCTGTGGGCGCTGGGTCTGGTTCTATTCTTTGTGCGACCATTTCAAGATAGGGAATGAGGTCTTTAGCAACATGTGTTCGAACATCTTTGCGGTTATCCACATCTCTTAAAGTAATAAGCTCAGAGTCACGGTATGCTACTCGTCTAGTAATTCGCCAAATTTTATTTTTATGATCGCGAACATCTCTTACCTTGTCGCCAGGTAGAAATGTAGGTAGCTCGTTTAGATTGAAAGGATTAATGGGTCTCACTTATTCTCCTTCCCCTCTATCCCAGAGAGTAATGCGAGCACGTCGGATTGGGCTTTGCCAGCAATGTAGCCGTTATCAAAATCCGGCACGTTTCTACCAGGGCCATAGCCGTCACTAGAACTGCAAGCATGGCCTGTTGCTTTTGCGTAATATGTAAGCGCCTCAGCTTGCCGCTCTATAATTTTATGCAGCAATTCTACTTCGGATTGGCGAGATGAATGGCCATCTAAAAACCCAAGTTGATAGCAGAATGGGTCGTCTAAAGGCTTACGCTTTTCGATACCCAGTCCGCAAGCGTGAGCAATGTTTGCCGTACTTGCCTTAGTTTTTAATTTTAGTAGGGCGGTTATGAGGTTCACGCTGGCTCCCATTTAATCTTTAATTTTATATGACAAATATCGCATTGAAACGGTGCTGCTCCGCCAACGTGCGAAACTGCTTTGTGCTCACACTCTTTAGCTTCAATCTTTTCTACTCCAAATAAAACCGCGCGGTGAGTGTCGCCAGTATTCACTGGGTGTTTGTCGACTTCTTTCCATTCGTAAGCGTAGTTACCAGTGATGTTCCCACTAACCACCGGGCACTCACTCAAATACTTATCGAGTGCGGCATTGGCGAGATGCGCGGCCTCTTCTATCGTACAAGCGTAATTCTCGATTGGGCTGAAATGTTCTTTTGTAAATCTAAATCCCATAGCAGGTTTCTCCTTCGGCTTTAAGCCAGCACATTCGTGATTGATATTAGCTTTCGTAGTTTTGAACGTTTTAAAGCATAAGCGGCATTCGCTAGTTAACCAGTCACTCACTTTTCACCACCTAAAACGCGGTCGGCTTCTGCTAATAGCGGTTCAACGTCACAATCGCTTAAGTCGCCTTCTTGATGAAGCTTTAGAGCATCACGCAAATTTTGGGCGAGCTTGGTGAGAATTTTTTCATTTATGAGTAATTCGTTTTCGTATGGAGTTAGGTAAACTTCTGGTGCATTATCATGTGTGATTGTTTTTAATTTCTCAATCTCAGCCCGCGCGGTCTCGAGTTCGGCGCGAAGATGAGCCACCTCGTCGTTAATGCAATTATGTTTTTGACCGTCACCAATAAAATGACGACACTTTGGGCATTCATGACTCACTTCGACTCCTTACGCAGACTTGCGAGAGTGGCGCGGGCGCGTTCATCAATGGCGCGAATAATATCTCTTAAATCCTCAGCACTGGTTTTTTCTAAATCAATGCCACAGTCATCGACACAGCCTTCTGCAAGCGCGGTGTCCGCCTCATCTAACTGCGCTTGGAGTTTCTGGAGGGCGGCAGCATCAATCAACTTCATAGCCTCACCGCGCATATCATTCGGTATCGATTCAAAAGACGTATAAACTGCGCAGCCCAGGTAACTATCAGTTGTAATATCTTTTTCTTCTGGCGCTATCCAAAACTCTCGCGAGCTATC